GTGTCTAAGTTTAAGAATATGTGGAAAGCCCTGCAGGAAGCTAATTTTATAGGTGCAAGTTATGAAATGCTTGACTCAAGATGGAATAAACAAACTCCAAATCGTTGTAAAAAATTAGCTGACCTTATGAAATCATGCGGCTAGAAAACTTCTTCACAGCATATAAAAAAGATTTAATTGCTAGACAACAGCAAGTAGAAGAGTCTATACTAAATGGGCTTGCTAAAGACTGGGCGGACTATAAATACTTAACAGGTAAATTAGCAGCATTAAAACAAGAAGAACAGGAACTCACGGACCTGCTTAAGAAAACGGAGCTAGAAGATGACTAAACCAAAACTTATTGTACCAAAACATGTATGGGATGGTGCGCAAGCAGAAAAAAAGAAAAATGAAGTAGAAAAAATACCACAACCTTCCGGTTGGAGAATGGTTTTGTTTCCGTTAAAATTACAAGGCAAAACAAAAGGTGGCGTTTTGTTAACTGATGATACAGTTACGGAATCTCAAGTAACAACAAACATATGTAAAGTTCTTAAGATGGGACCTGAGTGTTATAAAGACAAAGAAAAATTTCCTAGTGGACCTTGGTGTAAAGAAGGTGATTGGGTTCTTATTACTAGATATGCAGGATCTAGAATCCGTATTGATGGTGGTGAGTTACGAATTATCAACGATGATGAAATTTTGGCAGTAGTTGATGATCCAAGAGATATTCTGCCAGCTAACATAATGTAACGTGGAGAAGACCATGCAACCAACTACTGTAACAGATCAAGACAAAATGGTGCCAATTGATACTTCAGGTGAATCTGTCGAGATTGAATTAAAAGATGAAGAAAAAAAAGAAGAAGTATCGGAAACTCCAGAGGTAGAAGTTCAAGAATCTGACAAACAAGAAAAGTCAGAGGATGAATTAGATGACTATTCGGTATCTGTAAAAAGAAGAATAGATAAGTTAACAAAAAAAATGAGAGAAGCTGAAAGGCGAGAACAAGCTGCAATTGAATACGCAGAAAAAATAAAAAAACAAAACGAAGATTTTGAAAAAAAAGTAAAAGAATTAGATTCAGGATATACTGCCGAATTTAAAGAAAGAGTTAATACACAAGCAGATGTAATTAAAGACAATCTAAAAAGGGCTTTAAACGCAAAAGATAACGATGCTGTTGTAAAAGCTCAAGAACAACTAGCTCAAATAGCAATAGATCAACAGAGATTGAAAGAAGCTGAAAAATTATTAGAAAACACATCTGAAACAAAAGAGGAGACTAAAGCTCCTGAGAAACCTCAGTACAAAAAACCAGATCCTAGGGCAGAGCAATGGGCAGAGGACAATGAGTGGTTTGGTAAAGATGAAGTAATGACTTATGCAGCTTTTGGCATACATAAACGATTAATTGAGCAAGAAGGACTTGATCCTAACTCAGAAGAATATTATAAGAGTTTAGACGCACAAATGCGTAACAACTTTCCTCAAAAATTTGAGGATACAAACAAGACCAACCGTGTAGTTCAGACGGTTGCCTCTGCTAATAGATCGACAAAATCTGGACGCCGCACTGTGAAACTCACACCCTCACAGGTAGCTATTGCAAAAAAACTTGGTGTGCCACTTGAAGAGTACGCAAAACACGTGAAGGAG